TTAAAGTATTTTACACCTTTTGCGTGAACAAGTTTCACAGATGTTTTTCGGATCACCAACTTCCAACGCCATTTTGATTCTTTGCTTATAATTGTCAATGCCACCAAAGCAATCATAATTCCATCCTGGAAATGATTCTGCTGTAAATTTCTCTTTCCACTCCTGACGTAACTGTTGTATTTCCTTATCATCCCTAATAACACTTAACATCTTCATTTTCATTTCTCTCATCCAACTATCTCCTTGTATGCTTTATATATTTCCTCCAAAATCCCACTGAACTCCGCTTTACTCTTATAACCCAATATCTCAATGCTTGTAATATTAGCAAATATCTCTTTGCTGGCTCGTGTTCTATCTTTCAGCCAATATTCTGGTGCATGATATCCATATAAAACTTCATTCAATCTACCATCTGATAATGCACTAAAAATATCAGATAAAGCCATATCATTTTCGTATTTTCCATCCTTTGCAAACCATTCTGCAATTAGTTTTCTATTATTATATACTTTTTCTCGTGTATTTTCAATTGCCTGAACAAATTTTTCATTTTCCCAGCTATAGTAATCAAGCGTATCTATTCTGTGCGATAACTCATGCGCTTGCACAAAATTCATATCATAAAATTCATAGTTCTGTACTGATGGATTGTATTGAATTACATCCAATTCTAGATTATATGCAAATGGTGCATCCAATTCTTCATTTAATTCATATTGTGTAGCTTCATTATATAGTATCATCTTATTACTAATTGGTGTTGGTTCACTATTATATATAACCTTACTGAACTCTTCATTAGCACTCCTTATTTTCTCATCAGGAATCTGTGGTATCTGTATTATATTATCCTTATCCCCACCATCAACAAAGCTTTTCTTCCACTCCTTATAGGTCATATCCGCCGACACATAATAGGTCTTTCCGTCCTCTCCTCTTGCGGCACGCTTCCCAACCTGCCCGAAATCTTCCTCAAAATATGGTACTGTGGTAGATCTACAGTAAACATGAAACGGGGGTGCAGTCACTCCTGGTTCAAAGTCCTTCATAGGGAATACTTGCCCATCAAGATTCTGGCATATATCAGAAGTGTGCGAATCCAGCGTTGCCACAATCTCATATTGTTCTACACCCAAATCCTGAAAACAATCCTTCTGTGCCGCAGAACTAAAATAGGCCTCCTCTGTCATAATGAGTCGGCCTGCATTCACTTTCGATGTATTCATTTTTTTTGAGATATTGTCAATTGCTTTTTGTGGGTCCCGCCCCAGTATAATATCTTGTGTTATTTCTCTGTGAACTTCTGAAATTAGTTTCTCTTTATTGCCCCATATTCGCTCTGAAAAATTTTTGCCATCTACCGCCCAAGGCTTACGGATTACTTTTTCTATCTTTTTCTGGTCTAAGCCTGCAATGTCCCAACCTATTTCAAAGCCTTTCTGTAGCTCATATGCAGTATGATAATAGCCATCTAAATAAATTCGCTTCATTGCTGTATCAATACTGTCAAGCTGGTTTCCAAACATTAGTTCAAGACTTTGTTGCGTCTGCAATTTTAATGCTTCCAAACGAGATATGTGGAACCTTGCAGAAGCATTCTCCAGCTCTTTTATCCACTGACCATTAAAAGCATTTGCCTGCCCTTGCTTGATATAATCTTTTACATTCCACTTTAGCTCTGCAAGCTCCTTGTCTCTAAGCATTCTGCGCGCTTCTGCCATTGACAGATTATTATTTGTGGCAAAACGTTGATACCATGTATTGATTTTCCCTTCAATCTCTTTCTGTGCTTGTCTGTATTGATTTTCTATTTCAAGGTATGTATCAGCCCCTTTTCGATTCTGCGCCGCCTCAAGCTGCTTGAACCGCTCTTTCCAATAACTGCTGTTTGGCATGAATGCATTTCCCCCTACTCTTCTTCCATAGTATCTTTTCTTGGAAACGGTTCATACTGCTGCCTTTCTATCTCTTCTAATGCTTTCTGTTTTTCTTCCTCAATCTTTTGCATCTCATCTTCAACATCCTTAATCCAAGGGTGCTGGGCGACAAGTGTCTGGTTAGAAAGAATGCCTTCAGAATTTCTGATATTCGATATAATAGCCCCCTCGTCCATCAGCATATCTCTGTTAAAAATAATATTTATATTCTCTCCTGCAAAATCTCCCTGTCCCGTGTTAAAAAGATGGGCATTGACAAACCAGAGGATTTCTTCAAAGGAAGCTTGCAGTTCTGTTTCCATATCATTTGCGTCCAAATCAATATCAGAATACATTGACTGAATATTCATCTGATTTGGATTGCCTGAAAGCCTGTCATCTTTGGCATCATATCCCATAGCATTTTCAATCAAAGCTTTTTTGAATAATTCCAAAATAACCTTATAGTTATCCGCATTCACTGTTATCTCAAGAGTTTCCACACCCCCATTTGTATCGCCGCTACACCGTACTTTTACTGCGCCATAGGTAGCAAGATTGCGCCGAAACTCTCCCAAGTCCTGACCATCATAGTTTTTCAGGATAAGAATTGTATTTCTTGCATCCTCTTGCATATTGTTTTCAAAATCGGAAAGCATGATATTAATTCCATCTTGTAGCGTCTTGACCTTCTTAATTAGTGGTATTTCCTGCTCATTATATTTTAATGGAATGAGTGGTATCTTCTCCCAATTCATGCCAGTCGCCATTCCTTCTCCATCTATTATAGAAACATAGGGAATATCAAAAAGTCCATTTCCCATACTTACATCAGGTACTAATATTTCACCATCTAATATAAATTTGTGAACTCCTTTTAGGTCATACACCTCTACCTTCTCAATAATTGTCAGCGTTGTACCCTCATAACTCTCAACAGGGTAAAGCCTTACTGCAAAATCAAGAATTGTATGTTCACTGTCCTTCCAGAAAGGCAATATTTCATATCCTGGAAAGAGCCGAAAAGAAAATACACCATTGTCTGTATAGTATGGGTGCAGCCATGCAATCCCACTATTTAATGCCGCCTTCCCGCCATTTTTTAGTGTCTTCATAAAAGATTTGTTAAAAACCTGCTGCAAAAGCTCTATATACTGCCTGTTGTCACCCTCAATTACAAAAGGTTTTCCCAACAGATAGTTTGTTTTTTGATTTACCATTTTTGCATACTGATTGTCGATCAACCGATTATTTGGAATATTTTCAACAACTTGCAGTTTGCCGCCATCACCGATCATAGTTCTCCTTCGAGCAAGAATATCATGTTCATTATCATAATACAAATGCCCCTTTATCTGTATAATCCGCTGCGGGCTGTACTTCCACCTTGCTATTTCCTTTTCTAAAAATTCCTGGTCTGACATTTGACTTTTTGCCCCCTGCATAATCAGGGCTTTAAACATATCAGTCAGGGAATTGACAAAATCCAGCATCTGTCAATACCTCCAAATCGTCTATTTCCTTTATGTAAAACTAAATGCGGAACCCATGCTAAAATCTTCCATAGCATACCGCATCGCATCCATCAAGTGATTAAAATCATCTATTGGTTTATTTAACCGTTTCCCTGTCTTTGTATCTGTGTCCCAAGTATAGTTACTAATCTCTTTGAGAAAATTTACACAGCGCGGGTGAACAATAATATGATAATCCTGTAAGAAATCAATCCCATTATTTACGCTGTCTTTTCCCTTTCTTGCCTGTTGTATATGAATCAATCCCAAATCATAAAGACGATCAATACTTTTTGGTTCAGCAGCTTCCGCTCGAATCCGTTCCTTTCTGTAACCCATCTGTGTAATTTCTTTTGCAATGAATTCATTGCTCATTCCATACTTGTACATCTCATCAAATACCCAAATTGTTTTGGTTTTTTCATCTGCCAATCCGCAAAACAAAGCCGACGGATCGTTTGTATATCCAAAATCAAGACCAAAAGCTGATTTTACACTTTCAAGCTTACGGATTTCATCTATATCGAAAGCCTTTTCTTCCCAATTTTCAAAAATAAGACCATCCACAATCCCCCAATCGCCCCGTCCAGCCACACGATAACGACGTGGATTGTTTCTCTTCATTGTTTCAAAAACTTCTCTATCTGCTTCGTCCAGCCATTCATTACAAAGATAATTAGTAGTCATAGCAAGCGTTTGTTTATCTGGCTTATCGAAAAATCGTTTTTTCAAAAAATGATGCTCATTCCAGGGATTAAAAGTCAGGGTAATCTGTTTGAACAATCCTGTCTCTGGCGGTATCGCTCCACGTATAGATTCATCAAGCATATTGAAATCATTCTCATTTCCAATCTCATATGCTTCCTCGATCCACATCCAGCATAAGAACCCGTGTTCAACGGTAATTGAAGTGACCTTTAATGGATCGTCAAGCCCTCTAAAATAAATCTTCTGTCCTGTTGGCTTATAGGTCATTTCAAGGGGACTTTCCTTTATTTCCCAAAAGGCATCCACTCCTAATCGGTGGATTGCCCATTTTAATTCTGTAAAGCAGCTATCTTTTAGAGTCCGAAATACCTTTCTGACAACTAACAAATTCGCATCTGGATATTTCATCAAATTCACGATATACCACAACGCTGTTGTCTTGGACTTTTTACTTGCTCTGCTGCCTTTACATACTCTATATCTGCCCCGCCATCTCCAAAATTTTCCATAGCCTTTTCCGACTACTTCAGGAAGTGATATCTTGCGTTTTCCAGAGGAAATAGAAGCATATTGTTCAGATAAATATAAATGCTTCTGATAATCAAAAATATATTGACTGCTAATCTTCAAGCGCATCACCTCCCGAAATCACAACTGGGATATTTACATTCACATCCATTTTTTCATTCCACATACCTAAGTGTTTCCCCAGCAGTTCCAATGCTTTTAGTTTAGAAGAAACCTTTACTTCTCGTTCGATACTTGTTCCAGAATCACTATGAGACTCCTTATACTTTATTGATTCAATACACGCAAGGTCATCTTCTGTTGCTTCTGGGTTAATTACCCCTTGCGAATTTACGATATCAGTCATCTTTACAAATGCAATTCTTGAAAGTTCAAAAACAACTCTGTCCTGATTCACGCCTGTCCTTTTTGACCGTTCTGCCATTGCTTTACTAATTTGCTGCTGAATATTAAGTTTTGATAAGTTTTGACTTCCTTGCTCGCTTGCTGTTTTGACGGAATATCCCGCTCTGATTGCCGCCTGTGTTGCGTTTAGGTCAATCAAGTATTCCTCAACAAAACGCTGCTGTTTCGCTGTTAATTTTGCCACTCTGCAACACCCTCTTTCCATTTGTGCATTTTTACCGTTGCTATAATCGAGTATAGAAGACATTCCCCTAAGCAATCGAGTAGGGAAGTCCCATCTTCCCTACTTGCCGCGCGACCCGTGCGCCGCCTTAGCGGCATATTTCCTCTGCACGGGTCTGTGCATAAAAAAGAAGCACTATGACTGCTGCCATAATGCCTCTTACAGGAACATCTTTTTTCTTGCCACTTTGACTTAATACCATATTACCACATTTAAAATGGGAAATGTGGGAAACTTATTCCAAATTACAAATTTTTTTTGAGATATCTGGTTATCGACTTTTCAACTGTTGTTCGATCACAGTGCATTATTTCCCCTATTTTCTCCCATGTGAAACCATCAATATACCGAAACTGCATGATGCGTCTGATTCTGCTTTCTGGAATACTATTTATGTATTGAATCAATCTCTTTTCCTCTTTCGCTGCCTTTTTTCTTCTGTCGTCAAGCAACATCTTCTTTTCACATAAATGTTCAGAGCGCTTTTTTGCAAGTACTGGATCGTATCCATGAACGATTGCTTTCCCTTGAGTATATGGAAAATTCTTTTTTGAAGCATCAACAGCGACAGGTGCATCTCCGATATACATCTGTTGTATCCTTAGTATACTTTGTTCAAGCTCCTTAATCTCCTTTTTCAAATCAATCAATTGCTCAAGTTCTTTTTTTGTCACACCGATACCTCATTTCTGATTTGTTATTCCTTGATTGAAACTGGCATATCACACACTGGACATATGATTTGTTTTTCCCATTCGTTCATGCCTCTTTGCACTGTCTTAATATCTTCTTTTTCAAATTCCAAAAGACTTTCACAATGTTCACATAGAACACGTCTCTTCTTACCATATTTTATTACCTTTATCATCTAACAGGTCCCTTCCACATAATAATGAAAAATTTATTTAAGGAGTATCTTATTCATTATAAAAAGTTATTAGTTAATCGCATATTTCTTGTCAAAATTAACTTTATTTAAAATCTGATACAATTCTCTAATAACCTTTGCATCATATAGTGCATTATGTTTGTCCCCCAATACTGCATTCTCCTTCCTCTGCTCCCATAAGATTTGCTCCCTGGATTTATCAAATGCTGTCTGCAAACCAATATTATAATATCTTGCTATATCCTGATTGATGTCATAGCAGTTTGCACATATATTAGAGGGTAAATCAAACGCACTACCAAACAAGTCAATAAGCAAAACCATATCATAATGACATACATCAGATACCAGCTCCACTTCTTTAAACTGTCTAAACCAATTTTCCAATGCAACCTTAATATCACCTTTTGTTCCAACATGATAATTTGCAATATACTTTCTATCACATTCCAACTTTGATAGATTTAGATTGGCAATTACATGCTCTTTAATCCAATCACTACATTGCGCCTCATCATAATCTGTCAACTCTGCATAAAAACATCTTCTATCTTCTGAAATTAATCCGATACTAATAAGCATAGTATTCTTATATAGCCCTGTAAATTCTGTGTCAAAAAATACCTTCATTAAATTATCACCTTGCCTTTCTATTTTTAAATTTACTTTCTCTCATATACTGGTGTACCTCTTTCACAATGAACAAACTCCATTAGTTCTCCCCTTGCTCTAATCACACATGGATCTAATCCTAATTTCTTTTCTCCCTTTATCATAATTTTAATTAACACGCGCTTTCGCACACCAGCGTAGAAATAATCTATTGCAATGTTCTTCTGCACAAGGGCTACTGCCACATTCCCCATACTCCTTTTCACAGACAAGACAATTAAATACTCCCTCTGTCTCTTTTAAAGTCATTTCTGTGTCTTCAGCAACTTTCCATAGCCCTATTTCATCTAATCCCATCACTGTCTCAACGATTTTCTGGCGCATATACTCAAGATTTGTCATTCTGGTCATCCCTCCTCTCTTTCCACATTTTTTGAAACTTCTCTTCTGCCAGATCTTGTGAAAAGAAATGAAAAGTCCCTACTTTATCTGCTGCAAACAACATACTTCCTGATGTTTCCATATAGATCTTTTCATTATCAATTCGGAATCCAGCAACTACATAAGGTGTTACTTTGTCGCCTATAATAGAATAAAGCGTATCACCTATTCTGCAAGGCATGGTTATTTCATACTGCCTTCTATTGTTTCCTTCCATTTTTTTTAACAGGTATGACAGTCCGTCAAAAATCATACAGGCTTTTTTATACTGTTCTCTTCTTGACCCTCTTATCATACCGCCACATTTGATGGCATATTCTTCAATCTGCTGTATTATTTCTAACTGCTCATTATGAAATTTTTTAATGTCTTCCAGCGTATAATCTGTGCTGCCTTCATTTGTTATTTCTGGTTCTACACTGGCAGCAGTTAATTTATTCTCTGCTGCCAATTTGCTTTCTGCCCTATTATCAACAGCCTGTTCAAAATTGTCATTTTTTTCTGCTGCCAGTCCATCAATGACTGCTATCTCTTCATGATAATGATATTTACTTATAAAGGCCCTCCAAAACGGCCACAATGCAACACCCATTTTCTTATGGGTATCTTTAAAATATATTTTATATCCGCAAATATTTTCAATTTTTATGTAATTGTTCTCAAACGGTAGTGCTTTCGCAAAGATATCCGTCATTACTGATACATGTCCACCCATTTCTTCCATGAAATTTATAAGCTCTTTGTAAACTTCATGTGGAAAGCCAGATTCTGCATCATCGAAAATTAATTGGAACGCAAGATATAGATTCTCTTTCATGTCTTCTATCCTTTCATATCCATCATTATTGAAAGAATCTGCACTCATTTGATTTATATTATCCGTGTCCGACTCGGACACGGTTTCTTCGTTTTCTTCCTGATTCAATAATTCTTTTTTATGTTCCTTTTTGGTGTCCGACTCGGACACCAATTTATTTTCTTCTTGTTTCAAAAGTTCAATATCTGCTAAAGTAATTATCTGCTTTTTAAGTAGTTCTTTCTGCTTACTATTGTCAAGTCCAGACATCTCATAAGCTACCGAAACTGTCATTACACCGTTCTGAAAGCGTTCCATTGCTTCTGGTATTAAATGATTATAGATGCTCTGATACCTTCCTACTTGACCGTCACTGCACTTCATTTCTTTTGCAATCTCTGTTCGCAGCGCACGCCCTTTTAGGTCCTCATTCTCCAACATTGCAGGCAGTATCTTTGCAAGTCGCACAGCCTGCATCATTTTTTCATAACTGCTGCTTTCACTTGATGTGCTGTTTGTACAAATGACGATATACTCTGCTATCATATCAAGCAATACATCATTTTCAATATCGCCCTGTTCTGCCAGTATCTTCTCCGATATCTTTTTTGCCATTAATCCACTCATATCGATAACAATACATGGCAAAAACTCATATTCTTTATATCCACGTTCCACATTGTAGATACTGGCACGTCTACGCTTATGTCCAGCTAATATTTCATACTCACTCAAATCTATCTTTCTAACAATAAGGGGCTGTAATATCCCACCCGCTATAAGCATTGTGTCTGCAAGCTCCGCCACTTCCTCCTCACTTCTAGTATAAAAGTTTAAGTCAGATTCTTTCAATTTTGTGTAATGTATCTGCTGCACTTTTATTTGCTCTGTCCGTGCCTTACCAAGTTCGCCTCCCTTTTCTTTTATGATCTTGCTCAGGCTTCCCATAGTATCAATCCCCCATCTCTGTCAGAATCTCTTTTGTCAGTTCCAGATAATCTGCCGCCACTTTGCTATTCTTTCTATGTTTCAGCAAAGGCTTTCGGACCTTTTTATCCTCAGCATTTTCGCATACTGTAGAAAAGCTTATCAGTGTATCGAATATTGTATAGGCGTCCTGTTCTATTAGTTCTGTTATCCTATCCAAGCTCTTTCTGCTGCCATTAAACATAGTCAAAAGGCAGGCATAATTTAAATCACCTGAATACGCTCTTTGTTGTGCAGCATCTTCCAGATAATCCCGCATCAGTTCCAATCCATTCATACTAAATCCCGCTGCCTTAAATGGTACAACCACCAAATCAGCAGCATATAATGCACTGATTGTTAAGAACTGCATTGTTGGTTGGCAATCAATAACAACATAATCATATCTGTCTGTTAAACTATCTATCTGCCCGCGAAGCGCATTCAAATCAAGTCCACGTACATCTGATTCTCTGTTGACCTGTTCCAGTCCTGTCATGGAAGGCACGATATCAAGGTTTTTGTATTTGCTGCGCCTTATTAAATTTTTGATTGTTCTTCTACTATTTTCATATAGACTACGTAATGTATCTGCATTGGGATTATACCTCCACAGAATATAACTTGCATTGCCTTGTGGATCAGCATCAATGAGCAGCACCCGCTTATCCTCCTCTGCTGCCAGGCTATATGCAAGATTCACTGCTGTGGTCGTCTTGGCACAACCGCCTTTATAATTACTAACTGCTATTACTTTCATACTGTAGCCTCCTGCCCTTTCATTTGGGATAACTGTGTTTGCTGCCAGTATCCGCCTTTGTTTCGTATCTCTTTGATTGCATCTTGTATCTCTACACTATAAGCACTTTTTCCAGTGGAATGTACATAATGTAATTCATGCCTTGAGGAAGCTCTGTAAAGCGCCCTCCATTCGTCGGTGTTCGCAATCGGTTCCCCTTTGGCTGTGCGCCAACCATTGCGCCGCCAGTCGTTGACTCTGCCGCTGCTGATGCTATCGCAAACATGTTCATTGTCACAATATATTGTTACAATACAAGGGCTTTTGAGCAAATTGAGTGCTTCTGTGAGTGCCAGTATATACGCAAGGTTCCATGTCCCATAGCATATGCCTGACACAAACCGCAACTCTTTTTGTCTGTTCTTTCGGATATATTCAATTGACGCGCCGTATCCTCTATAGAGCTTCTTTCTGCTGCCATTATCTGTTTCTATGTAAATATTCACCTTAAACATATCTGACACCTTATTTCAATTTCCCCTCGCATATGTGAAACACTTATGCGAAGGCACTTATCCACTTATCCACAATCCTTTTCTTCTGTGCTCTCCCACTTATTCTTGATACGGATTTCTGTATAATAAAAGTAGCTTTTTCCAGTAAACGGATTCACACCTGTTTTAATACTATTCTTGTCAATATAGAACCCTTCCCTTGGCTTTGGTCCTTCCAAAATTACCTTTCGCATTGTCCAGTGACTATATTTTTTCTCACCTGTCTTGATTACATCTTCTGGTCGTATTAAATTTTTACTGGTGGAATAACTTAGGCAACGTTTTCTATCCTCCTCTGGAAGAAAACTCAACTGCCCTTCTGTTTCATCGTCCTTATACTTTTTACACAGATACTCTGCAAGTTGTTCACAACTGCCCTCTTCTCTCAGACTCTGAAAATTTATCCCAGCCTTTCCCCAAAATTCTTTACAGATCAAATCAACATTCTGTATTGTTCGTGGGCGGTTAATCAAAATATGTACATGAATGCCACCATACCGTCCAATCTCAATGCGCCGTATCCATTTTAACTGTTCTCCTACTTTCTTATACCTCTCCCGCATCTTCTTTGTCCAATCCTGCACATCTTTGAGAACCTCTTTTGTAGTCTTACGAGTTCCACGAGGATATTTCAGAGTCAACCATAAATCCCACGGCTGGAAATTTAGTATTATTTCTCTTCGTACTCTTTTCACCTTATTTGCATGGTTCTGTTTCGCGATCTGTTCTGGCGTTGGTTTTATCCGTGCCGCTCTCTTTTCCCCCCTTGCTCCATACTTTCCCAGGTAGGTATATTCATAATCCACTACATCTCCCATGTCATATACTTTCTTTCCAAATGCCATGTGTCTATCCTCTTATCCTCTATGTTGTCTCTAACTTTAATATATTTATACTGTTTCCAAAAGGCTGTTAACACCTTGATTTTACTGGACTTTTGGTATGATATTGATACGTTGGCAAATATGTATTTATTCCACATAGTACATATTGCTTTTTAGAAAAAAGTTAAAAATAAAAAGTGCCTCCTGCACAACCCATAGATAGTCTTAATGCTATCTGACACAAACACCTATATGCTGCGCAGAAGACACAGAGACCACTTAATCTGTTATCTCCATTTTTTTGATGTCGTCCACGTTTGTAACATCATACCCTTCATATTGTTCAAGAAACTCTTCTAATGCGGAAGCTCTTACTTTAACCCGCCCCAATACCATAGCTTTTAATAAGCCTTTTTTAATAAGCCGACGAACATAAGCTTCATTTGTTTTAAGAATCTTTGCTACGTCTTGTACTGTATATAGTAACTCTGGCATTCCTTTCACCTCCCCTCCACCTCACTAAATGCATTCTTGTCCGCAAACTCAATTGAGCCTTGCCCTTTTATTTCTTCTGTCTTATACTGTACTCACAGGCTGTGCCACCAGCCGAGTACATAAGAAAGGAGAGCGCACCATAATGAACGCAAAAGAAGAATATTTTATTCTCTATGAAGCCTATGAGCACTACAGAAAAACAGGGAATAACCATTTTACTGTACTTCCAAAAAGTCCAGATTATCTTTTAACTGTTATCAATAATATTTCTGACATGCTCGAAAAAGGCTTCGTCACTAATGTTTCAGACAACTTACTTAATGATGCTTCTATTAGCCTTCATCCATTGGAAGAAATGTCATTCGACATCACCCTTAGTGGCATCCGGTTCATTGAAACCCGCAGGGAATCTTAATGTTATCCTGTACTCACGTTGTAAAAGATCAAATACACATGAAAGGTGTGGTGCAATATCCGCACTTTTCATTTTTCCAAGTTCAGCAAAAAGCATTTCCGTGAATAAATTCTGATTCTCTAAAGGTGTTCTCGTCTTCTCTCTGGCTTCACATACTATCTCCATAATATCTCTCATATTCTCACCTTCTCTCTACCTTTTAACGCTTTCTTTCCTGCAAACTTAATTGTGCCTTGCCCTTTTACTGCTTCTGCCTTATACTGTACTCACAGACTCCCCCAAAGCCGAGTACATTAGATAGGAGATTACCAACATGACTGATTTTACTTCATCACTTGCAGACAGTATTTCTATCAGGGACTATGATATGGCTGATTGGAAATACGAAAAAATAATGGAACAGATTCATAATTTTGAAGAAACTCTTGACCCCGAACATGAAATCGCTTTGAAACTTGCTTCATTTGGATCTTCAATTACAATGATTGTTACAGATATCAGCTATCAAAATCCAGATTTGCTATATTTCTATGGCTATGTTAATGGTGAAGATGCTCAATTAATACAACATATGAATCAACTTAATTTTCTACTTACTTCTGTAGAGCGAAAAGATAAATCCAAACCAGCACGGCGAATCGGTTTCATTTCTTCTGATGCCGCGGAAAGTTAGACTTTGACATCTGCTTATTTCGGTGTCCTTGCAATGCACTGATTATTTCTAATGGCTGGTTTTGAACCTTTTTTTCAAGATCAGCCAGTCTTTTTTCCAACGCATACCAACGTTTTTTTGACACAAACATATTCTCACCCCCTCCTAAATACATCTCCCTTTTCAGAAAAGTGTTCCCACTGTATATTGGAACTACTTTTCGTGTATGTTTATACAAGTTGTTTTGTCGGGTTACGCTGATTTTCTGCTCCTTGCAAGTTCATTACAGACTGAGCAAAATCAAGTGACTTTAAAACGGTCAATGCTGCTTCTTGCCCCTTCTCATTCAAATTCATGAAAAGAGTATCAAATTCCGTTGTGCGCCGTACGGTTTCTTTTGTCTGTGTCATATGCTCACCTCGCTTTCCGTATATGTGTTATAAACACAATCTAGCATATATTTAAAGTGTTGTCAACACTTATTTAACATTAAAATTGTGTTGACTGTTTCATTTTTGTGTTGTATGATGTATTTATTCATATCAAAGGAGGTGGTTCCACTGTCTAATAGAATAAAAGCAATACGAGAGTCATTAAAGTTATCTCAACGAGAGTTTGGTGAAAAGCTAGGGGTAAGCCGTGATGTAATAAGCAATATTGAATATAATCGTGTTCCACCTAAAGAGCTGCTGTTACGTCATATATGCGAACTGTATAATGTAAATCAGCATTGGCTGGAAACCGGTGAGGGCGAAATGTTTAACAGTAATCTGAATGAAGTCAGTAAATACGATGAAGCATTTCAAATCTTCAAATCATTGCGCCCAGATTTCCAAGACTATGCACTTGATCAAATTAAGAAATTAGTCGAACTTCAGGATAAAAATAGTTGATTAAATCCAAAAAATGTCATATACTAAAAGAAAACGTGACACGATTCGAGGTCATGTCACGTTTTCATAATAGGAGGTGCTTGCTATGGCATTAAGTTTTTACGCTGGAATTGCAGGTATCATCATGAAACATAGGCTTCTTAATTCGGATGGTTATTTTGCAGACGACTATCCTGAAGAACGTAAGAAGTTTGTTGTTGATGTATGTACCTGTATCGCAACGGGTTTTGTTGCCACTCTCCTACCTATGATAATATAAAAATTAAATACATAACCTAATAACATTAATGTTGTTTTCAAGGTTCAGATGAAATTGGACATGCTGCAATTTGTGGCCTGTCCTTTTAGCTTTTCTGCATATTTACTCGGATTATTCAAGAGCCACACAATTCCGAAAAGGGAGAAGAATATCCATCGTTTCTTCAACAGTTGCTTTTGTCACTTTTATCTCTCCTTTCATTAACTTTATGGTTACAAAATATCATAAAATTAATCATTAGTCAATACATTTTATTAATTTTATGATATATTTTCTTGCTTTTCTATCATGCACATGGTATTCTATTATTGCAAATATAATAAATGAGGTGAATTATATGATTGAGCGTCTAAAACAGCTACGCAAAGTCCTAAAAATTAATCAGACAAATTTTGCCAAAGAATTAGGCATTACACAGACCGCCTACTCAATGATTGAAAATGGAAACAATCCATTATCCGATAGGCATATTAAAGTCATTTGTTCTTGTTTTAACGTAAATGAAAACTGGTTGCGTACTGGAGATGGTGATATGTTTTTCTCATCTCCATATGAAAAGGAGTTTACAGATATCTTTGAACATCTAGCTCCAGAAACGCAACAATATCTTTTGCTAATGGCAAAGGAATTACTTAATACCCAACAAAAGCTATTAAGTCCAAATCCAGAAAGACCTACCCCACACAATTCTGAAAAATGATGCAGGTACATCACCGTACCTGCATTTCTCAAAATATCCGCTTTTCAAGGCAAAATCCCCCCCTTTTCACAAAATAATCCCCCTACGGGCACCGCACCAAACAGTGAATTTAAGAAATATTTCTGTAAATGGATATTTCCGAATTTGCAAAATGCAAAATTCTGCCATGACAGATTTTCCTTAACTTAACGGTTCACGAACCTAACTAAATGACATTGATTTTCTGTTTTACTACTATAACTTCAATTTCTCCATTTTCGCTCTGGACATTTTCCGATGCTCCAAGTTCTTTACTTTGAAGCGTATTCTCTGTCTCATTATCCACTTCAATTAAACAAGGTATCTCATTAGGATAAAATATAGGCTCTCTTGGCTGTTCCATCTTCCCTCACCCCCTCTCCGACTCTACAACCAACTCTGGCTCCTCTACTAAACCTGTTTCCAGTTCCTTAAGCTGTATTCTCTTTACCATATAGCCAAGAATAAACGCCTTCTCGATTTCTGATTTTTCTAAAAAACTCTCTATTGTTCGCCTTGCTGATTCTTCCTTTTCCTTATCCACGAACTCACCTCCTGTTATACAAAAGCAATTATTTGTTATCTTTGATTACATTATATTTTACTTCGATAACAATGTCAAGTATTTTTTGTTATCTATGTTTACTTTTGATTGACTAATTAAAAAGACCATGTTAATATTATGTTATTGGAGGTGTGAACGAATGACTGAAGGCGAAAGAATAAAAGAAGTTCGTAAAAAAAATCGAATGACTTTAGAACAGTTTGGAAATATATTAGGTGTAACCAAAGTAGCCATATCAAATATCGAAAATGGTAAACGAAATGTAACAGAACAAATGCGAAAATCTATTTGTCGGGAATTTCGTATTGACCCTATCTGGCTTTCGACTGGTGAAGGCGATATGCTTATTGACGAATCTATAGATTTAATTGAAATGTTGGATAAACTTTTGCATAACGAAAGTAAATTAGCAAATACTTTATTCAAAATGTTCGCTCAATACTCTATTGAAGATTGGAAAAACCTTGAACGCATCGTCAACAAGAGTGCCGAATATATAAAACAACTTGAAGCTCAAGAAGCCTCTATTGATTCATAAAAGAATGAATACTTGAATTGATTTTTATAAAATTCTATGATATATTAGATGTGAAAAGGCAATATCGATAGACGGTCAGCCCGTTCAAGTTTTTGGTAAAAAAATAATTGTTAATTGAGGAACTTATGGTGGTTATTTTTTGTGTTATTACTTCCGATTGTATAGCCAAGTCCAAATGCAGTCAGTACAAGACTAATAAAGAAAGGCAATACTTATCTTTTAACATTAAATCACTAAATATAGATAGTTCCATAATTGTGTTATTAATTAACAAATAAATGTAACATGTAAATTCAAAAGAATTTAATAAGAAAGAGAGGACTTTTATGAAAAAGAAATTAGTTGGAATATTATTGGCAGTATCCATTATATTTTCTTCTAACACTACCTGCTACGCTGGAGAGTGGCAAACAAATGCTAATGGTAACTGGTATCAAAATGATGATGGCACAAGCCCAGCGAACACATGGCAGTTGATTGATGAAAAATGGTATTTTTTTGATTCAAACGGTTACATGAAAACCGGATGGGTTAAAGTAGGTGAAAACTGGTATTATTGTGAGCCCACAGGCGAAATGCGGTTTTCAGAACTTGTGACAGATGTTTTTACCTTTACTTTTGATGCTTATGGAATCTGCACAAATTTCTATGAAAATACAACCCCGTCTACGCAGGCAGGGTGGGCGAATTATGGCACATCTTCACTCTCCACATGGACTGATGCTATTCTTGCTGGAAACATTGTTTACTATAACGGCTCCTATTGGGCAGTTCCTGGTTATGTAAACTTAGTAAGCAATGAGGTCGTTGTATATGAGCATGATATAGCAACTGATAATGGTCAAAGCGTAACTCCAATCAATCGGTTCTCTCTTTTCGATCTGGATATCAGTTTCTAACGATTATCAACAGTTACTGCTAAAAAATGCCCTTAACGTGGAATTCAAAAGTAACTTTCAAATAAAATTTAACTCTGGAAACATTGTCTCTCTTATAATAAACCATCAACTATATAACCGCAAGCCTGCTAAAGGTCAGCGGTTATTTTTCTTAGTTACTTCCGATTGCCTACCCCGGCACAACCATTAGTTGCACATAATCTGATAACTGCATCAAGCACCACTCTTCAGATAAAAATACAATATGAAATTGTATAATTCTTTTAGTCTGCTTTCCTCAAATTTATCCAGCAGCCTATTTATTTTTTCCCTATAGCTCATATCTTCACCTGCTGCCTTCCTTTCTATCAACTCTCACTTTCTTCCAATCGCACAAGACTCTTGACAAAATGATAAATTTTCTCAAGAATCTGTATATCATCAATTTCCTTTATCATTCTAATGATTTCTTCCTTCAGTTCATCAATTGTCATAGATTCTATATCCATACAAAACCCTCCCTTTTCCTTGGTTGATCATGTAACTTATAATACTATGCTATCACACTATAAGGCTATAAATCTACCCTCACATTTTCATATCTTATATTTCCAGTAAATTTCGTCAGATACTAACAAAAAAAGAACCGTCATTTTTTTATAGTTTCTTGCAATATGCCAAATAAAATATTAACTTCTTACAAAATACTATTCTTTTCTCATTTATTAGTGTATAATCATTAACAAAATAACAGAATCCGGCAAGAAACCATTAAAAACACTATTCTATTTATAAAACCAAAGAAAAGAGGGCCTATTATGGAGTTCTTAGAAAAATTAACAAACTTCTCTAACAGAATTGAACGCTTAAAAGATAATATCCAAACAGAAGAAGCAACAAAAACATCTATCATACTACCATTTTTTCAACTCTTAGGTTATGATGTATTTAATCCCTTAGAATTTGTTCCAGAATTTACGGCTGATGTTGGGATTAAGAAAGGAGAAAAAGTTGATTATGCCATTATGTTCAACAATGAACCCTTGATTTTAATTGAAGCCAAACCTATTAATACAGAATTGACTGCAAAACATATGAATCAATTGATACGATATTTTTCAGTCACCAAGGCGAAGTTTGGAATCCTAACCAACGGTATTATTTATCAATTTTATTCAGACTTAGAAGAACATAACAAAATGGATACCATTCCATTTCTTGTTGTAAATCTTACTAAAATTGAAAAAAATGTCGCTGAGGAGCTGAAGCAATTTCAAAAAGACGCATTTAATGTCAAAACCATTTTAAGCAACGCTTCTAACTTAAAATATATGACTATGGTTAAAAATGTGATTGCTGAACAATTTCAATCTCCTTCTGACCAATTAGTCAAAGCACTTCTTAGCAAAAACATATACAATGGTACTAAAACACAGGCTGTTATAGATAAATTCAAAGTGATCATTCAGAAAGCTTTTGAAGAATATATTAATGATGTTATTTCAGAACGTTTGAGCACTGTTATTTCTCCCGAACCTGTTACTTCAGTTCCATCAAGTGAAAAAGCAGAACCTATGTTGACCGCTGATGAAATAGAAGTTTTGGATTATATTAAAAGTTTGTTAAGCACCAGCTTAGATATTACTTATAAAAAGACTTCACGATACGCCTATATGCAAATTGGTGAACTTTCCACAAAATGGATTTGCCGTGTTTATATACGAAAAGAACAACATCTATTTACACTCCATAAATTTGAAGATACTGACTATGAATGCGAATATTATTTCGATGAAATCGAACAACTTGAAATGATACAAGAACTAATAAAAGATACCTTTGAAAAATGTTGTAAACTATAAGTGAATGAAAAACCGCCCAGCATATAAACACTGGACGGTTAAAGTGTAACTCATAACTGCAGATGCAGAAATGTGATACAGTACGAATCTCAAACATATTGTACCACATTTCCCCGTACCTGCGCAATCCATAGGTTTTATTTTTCTACCTAAATTATTAGAAAGGGCGTGTTATTTTATGGCAGATATTCATATTCGGAAACGTGGGGACAAATGGTACTATTCTTTTGAATGTGCACCAATTGACGGAAAAAGAAAGCGAATCGAACGAGTAGGCGGCAAAACCAAGAAAGAAGCTCTTGAAAAAGGGATTCAGGCATTAAATGAATACAACAGCTCTGGACAGCACTTTGAAGCGTCAACAATATCTGTGGCAGACTTCCTCGATTATTATATGGATAATTATAGTAAACTCAACAATAAATACAATACACAGGTTGGAAATATGAGTATTATTGAAAACCATTTAAAACCAAACTTTGGTGCATACAGGCTTTCTGCTCTTAGCACTGCTGCCGTTCAAGAATTTATCAATGAGAAGTTTATTGTCGGATTTGCAAAGTCTACTATCGAAAATATTATTGCGCCCCTCTCTCAAGCATACGAATATGCTATAGACTTAGGGTATGTCAAGGACAATCCTTGCCAGCGTATCAAATATCCCAAAGACTGCAAACAACCGAAACGACGGGAAGTCATCTCAATCGAAGAATACAATTTAATTATGACCGCGATGAAGGACCACAAACCATTTGATATTGCAATTATGATTGGCTGGTATGCCGGACTTCGCATATCCGAGACATTCGGTCTTACATGGAATGACATTAATCTTGACAGCAAGACAATCACCATAAATAAACAAATTGTGAAGAGAAATTTTGGCACTGATATCAGAAAAGCCTTTAAAGAAAAAGGAAAAAAGGAAGAGCGTTCCGCTTGGTATTTCCAATCACCCAAGACACCGACAAGCAACCGCACTATTGTGGTTTCTGACGATTTGATTAAAATATTAAAAGCTTGGAAAAAGAAACAGCTAGAAAATCAAATATACTATGGTGAATATTATAAAGAATTGTATCTTAAAGAAGAAAAAGACGAAAAAGGAAAAAACATACAAAGAATTGTTGAAATTGAAAAAAGTATTCCTTGTACACTGCCTACAGCTAACATGATTTTTAGAAAAGAAAGCGGTGAATATGTTTCAACAGACTCCTTTAAATATCCTTCCAGAATTATCCATTATCGCCTTGGACTGGAAAAATTTGATTATCACTCATTGAGACATACACACGCAACGATGTTAATTGAAGCCGGCGTATCACCAAAAACAGTACAGGAACGACTTGGACATGCATCTATACAGACTACCTTTGACCTTTATGTGCATAATACTGAAGCAATGAAACAAGAAGCCGCAGATATATTCGATGAAATACTAAGAAAAGCTATCAAGTAA